TGTGTACAAGGACATCTATTATGGTCGGCGGTTACCTGAGTCAGTCAACTGCAGGAACTGTGTGCATGTTAAGCCACTCACAACATCCAATGGTGCGGTTTGGTACTGTGGTCGTAGCAATAGATCCATACCGATTGAAGAGCAGCCACTAGGCTGTAAGGACCACATGTGGATACCTGCGCTGGTGAACGCAGATCATATCCCTGCTAGGAGCACGCCTGATGGCATGGCTTATCAAGCAGGTATCTTGGAGTTCTATAACGGCAAAGGCCCAGACGGGGCTGAGTATGAGTACAGTAGCGCAGAGATGCGTGAGCTATCGAAGACCAACTTCAATACGCAGATGATGATTGATGGTGAGAAGATTAGGGCTGAGTTCCCTGGTAGCTACTACGACAACATGGATGAGAGCACGCCTGGGTTTTAGTCCCAGGATCGTGGGTCTTTAACGATCAGTATCTTGGTGCCTGGGTATAGCGCCTCAACAAGTTTCTTCTTGAGCGTGAACACCTGGGTTATCAATCCCTTAGTATCCTCTATCACCACCTCACCATCACGCTTATAGCGGAAGTCCGCAACGTATGAGCAGATCTTCTTGTCCTCACCATTCACAGTAACAACACATGGGAAATCAATCTGGACTTCTAGGTCAGATATCTCACCAGCGTCTTCGTATCGTTTAAGGATTTTATACCGAGCGGCTTCAAGCTTTGAGTCAAAGACGATCCCATCGTACTCAGTCTTCTTGGCGAAGTACTTGTTCTTCTTCGGTGCCTTCTGAGGTATCAAACTAATCTATTCCTAGGAGTTTGTTTAACTCTACCTGCTTCAATGCATCTACACCACGGTCAAATAAAGACTGGGGCGGAGTAGGTGGCGTAGGAGCCCCTGGTTGAGGTGGCCCAGGTGGCGTGCCAGCCTGTGCTGGGGGCATTGGAGCCGCAGGCTGTGCCTGTGCAGGAGGTTGAGCCGCAAGTTGTTGTGCAGCCTGTGCATCAGCTTCAACTGGCGATCTAAAAGGCTTACCTTGAAATTCTTTAGTAACCTCTGCCATTGCGGCGAAATCAAATGGATTCTTAAGCTTGTCTTCATTGCCGCGAACAGCAAAGTTTATAGTCTCTTTGCTTGGGAAGAAGGCATTAAATCTTCCAGACAATATGTACCGAAGATGTGGAACCTTAGCTTCAATTAAAGGTTTAATAATATCTTTATCTGAAAGGCCAAGGAGCCTTGCGTCTTCAATGGCAGTGTTTAACTCCCGTAAAGCTTTAAACCTTTGCTCGTTTGCCACTAGCAACTTCTTGGTTAGATCTTCAGCGGATGCATTACCACGAGTCTTTGCGAACTGATTAAAGATTTTATTGGCACTGTTAGCTTCTGCTTTTGCGTCATACGCTTTGTAGCGAAGAGAATTTTGCACTGTAGGTTTAACTGTTTTTAAACCAGTAATTGCTTCTAAAAATTCACCAGCAGGATCTATTCTTTGACCTGATCTTTTAACAAGATCTCTTTCATCTAGTAAGCCCACTGACGCACCAACCGCTTTTGGCAAATCTCTTAACTTAAAAGTAGCTCCAAAAGGCAGTGGTGATGTGTCATCTGCAGCAAGATCAACTGGGCTGATACCAGGCATCAACCCATCAGCAAAGTGAGCAAATGATTTGCCAGCTTTTACTCCAAGCGTATCTCCATCCAAAAATATAGGACGGCCAAACTCAGTTTGGTTGCGGGTTAAGTCAAGAATCTTTTCTGTCATGATAGATTCGCCAAGGAATGGGGAAAAGAATTCTCTTCCGCTTTCTATGGTTGCATCTAAAGCAATATCGCTTAAGTCTTTTTCATTAGTAATGCCGTTGTTGACAGCACTAAAGATAGCTCTTCCTGGCCTAGTTAAATAATCGTAAGGGTTGGTGTAAGAGAAGTTGTAAAAGTCTGTAATCTTTCCATCTTTATCTGTAGCCATTGGGATAAGCATTGCGTTGCGCTCCCAAGGCGCTGCAAATGAACGCTTGTATGCATCAACTTGCTCCATGGTAGATCCTGTAAGCGCAAGACCACCAGCCATTAGGCCACCATACATGCCTGCATCTACGGTCATTGACCCCATCAACCGGCGCATGCCAATAGAACGAATGTCTCCTGAGTTACTTCCTAGTTCTTTAATAGCCCTGCCGTAAGTGTTACCGCTTGTTCTTATTATCTCGGCAGGGAACGCAACGAAGTTACCGAAAGGCATTCTTCTTAAAGTCTTAATAAACTCAGGAACTCGCGCATAGTTAGGCACGGTATCTTTTACAATAGACGCAGCCTCTCGCTCTAAGAAAGTTTCTACTTCATCTCCAACCAACTGACTGGGCTTTCGGCCTTTAAGCATTAAAGAGTTCTGTACATCAGTCACTGGCAAGTCTAATGGTGAATTCTTAAACGCATTCTTTAGCCTGCCAAGTTCCATTTCATAACTGTAGATCTTCCATATGTCATCAGACCCCTGATACAACTTACCGGCAAAAGTGTTTTGAATGTTCTGCGCTTTTTGTAAAAGATTTCTTCCAACCTTTCCACCTATCACGCCACCTTTTGCATTCAATGCGTCCTTAAACAAATCCTCAAACTCACCAACCTTTGAGTTAGTGTTGACGATGCCAAGGTCGATCATCTTATTATAAAAAGTATCAATTTCTTTCTTGGTAGCTCTTTTGCCATTTGAACCAGGTAGCTTAATAAGTCGCTCACCAATCTGGCTAAATACAGTTTCAGCAGAACCTACAAGGTCTTCACTGTTACCAAAGTTACCATTCCTTAATGCAAAGAAAGCTGCAGTAGTTGCGTTTCTTACTTGTGTGATAGGGCTTAATACGGTCTTTGCCACCTGAGAGAAACCCTTTAGTCCTAAGAAGGTTGCCCAAAGTCTATTGGTGTCAGGGTTTAAAAGTCCTGCAGGCATGTCTTCAAAAGCCCTGTGGTATTCTTCTCTAACGTACTTACCAGCAAGAGGACCAAACCTTTGAATAGCACTAGGTGATACCTCTGATCCAGACAGGGTGCCTTCCATTCCTATTCGCTTGTACTTACCCATGTCTTGAATTGGAACGTCTAAAGGGATTTCATCAAAGATAAACCTGCCTTCTTCTGGCAAGGAGTCGTTGTACTTGCTTAGGTTGTTGTAGTAATCAGACTTAGTTATCGATTTAGTCATGCCATCGATTGTCTCAATAGCTCTAGTTTTAAGACCTGTTCTTTGCTCTTCAACACTTCTCTGTCTTATTACACTTTCACCAAATGTGCCGTCACTTCTTTTAACACGCCCAAGAACATCAGCGCCTCCAGAGTACTCACCTAAAAAGTCTCTTATCGCTGGAAGGTTGTCTAGCCTTCTACCCTTTAGAATTCCCTGTGCAACACCACTAAGCGTGCTTTCATCAAACTGTTCTTTAGGCTTCATATTTGAATTATTAAATGAAACCTTTTGCCGCAGATCATTTAACACGCCTCTTGCTTCTTGCTCAGTTATGACTTGGCCAGGCTTTATTTGTTCAGAAACCCTATAAACTTCTTCAAGTGCAGCCTTAGCCTGATCATTTGATGGAGAGTATCCCTCTGGATCTTTAAGCGTTCTGTACATTCTTGTTCCATAGAATGTTTTGTTCGCCTCAAACGCGGCTGTTAAATCTTCCGTCATGGATTTACCCATGAACGTATCGTTAACAATGGTTGAAGACAGACTATCTATCTGCCCTCTTAATTTTGTAGCAGCTTGAAACAAACTTAAATCTCGCTTGCCAGCAAACAGAGAAGGAATATTTGCTTTCTTTATTGTTTGATCTATATCAAGTAATTGATTTGCAGCTTTCTCTTGGACGTTCGATCTTGGTATAAAACCTGGCGTGCCAACAACACCAACATCTTCAGCGAACAGGTAGTTATTCAAAGCATCAAGCGTCACCCGCTCATCAACTTCGTTTAAGTTTCCAGAAGACTTCAATGCTTTTAAAGCATGATCAACTTGCTCTAGTCCTTGACGGGCAGCATTGTTTTGAGCGTTAAGTTGTTGAACTCTTAAGTACTCAAGTTGTTTTGTTTGCGAGTCGGGCATATCGCCCTTGGATGTAAAGAATCTTCCAGCGGCTTTGCTTGCTTTGGCTAAATTCTTTTCAATAAAAGTTAGATCTTCTATGTCTGGCTTAACACCAACATCAGTAAGAATGCTGTCTGGACTTCTTATGGCTCTTGCTGTTCTTTTAACCATTTCAGTTTTGGCTAATACGTCTGAGGCTGCGCCAAGTCCTGCTCCAACAACACCTAAAGCTTTTGGTACGCCAAGAAGAATAGCAGTGCCTTCACCGGCCACCTTGAATCGATTGCTTAAGTTAGCAGAAGCTAACTCTAAACCTTCTAAGTCTTCAGTGGTTATTCTTTTGGTTGGTCCGCCATCAAAGAAATCACCGAGGGTTTCTACATCAGGGGTAGTAGCAGCTACGTCTGCCGCAGCAAATGCGCCAATCTTTCCTAACGGACCTAAACCTTTAGCAAGTTTAGCGGCCGCCCCACCTGGCACAACAAACTGAGTAATAAACTTTACAGCTTTGCCAAGTTCTGTTTTGACTTCAGGCTTGTATCTATTAAAAAACTTTTCAAGTTCTTCACGGCTTTGTTCGTCAGACATTCCAAGGTCGGCAGGAAGAGTAGCAATGCCTTCAGCCGCCAGCAAAGTACCAGCACCTAAAGCCCTTCCTATATCACCAAGCGCAGAAACATCTTCTTCACCTAATTCTGCGCCACGCTCTACAATTGGGTTTTCAGCAGCCCACTCGGCAGCGCGTCTTGCTGCATATTCAGGATCATCTGTTTGAACATTTACAGTTCTCCTGCTTCCATCAGGGACAGGAACTATCATTACTTAAGTTCAGCAGATGGGTCAGTTGCCCCCGCACCTGTCACTTCTCCAGCCATAAACTCTCTAGACAATTCCATTGCTAAACTAAAGGCTTCCCTTGGATCAGCGCCTGGAGTTTCTGATATAATTGTATCAAACAAAGTTAATGCAACAGTTTGTTCTGGGTCTTTA